TTTGAAAAAGAAACAGAAAAAAATAACAGGCCTTTAGAGGTAGTTACATTTACAAATATTGGGACTGGAGAAGGAAATGATGTTGTAAAACTAATAAGATTAAGTAATCTATTAGATTTAATTAATGTAACTTTAGTTATGAATGCTGGTGATCCTTCTAGTTCGGCTCCTGTTACTAAGTTTTATACCGGTGAAAGTGATCCAAAAAAGAATTTAACACCCTACCTTACGTTTTTCGGTCATTCATCAGTAAATCCTACTAAATGTATTTTAGGTAATCTGTCTAAAAAATCTAAATACTCAGTTAATTTTAACTATAACGGAATAGAGAGACTAGTATCAAACGATATATTAGATATTTTCATTTCAGTAGAATTTATTTTAAACGTATTTAAAGATATGGTACAAAACGAAGTTCAAAAAGACCAATCTATTTTAGCATTAGTAATGAGAATTTTATACGGTGTACGTAAAAGTGCTGGTATGATAAATGATTTTGATGTATATGTAGATGAAGATACTGATATACAATATGTAGTTGATAGAAAATTGGTACCTGAAGGAACTCCTCCTATACTAAATTTATTTGGCCAAAAAACTACTGCAAGAGCATTCAATATAAGTAGTAAAATAACTTCAGATTTAACTACTATGATATCAATAGGAGCATCGGCATCTAATACTGATTCAAGTATAGATGCAATGCAAATGCAACAATGGAATCAAGGAATGGTTGATAGGTATATGGGAAATAAAGATTTTTTAGCTAACGGAAGTAAAACTTTAGCTTACAACCCTGGAGATGAGGATTCAATAGCAGCAGTACATAGAAGTGTTATGAATAAATTATATCAACATTCTATATTTAAAGATGGACTAGTTCCTGCCGGTCTAATACCGGTACAATTAAGTTTTACTATAGACGGTATAGGAGGTATAAAAATAGGAGAAACCTTTAGCTTACAGAGTAAAATATTACCAGAAAGATATAAAGATCCAAACACTGGAAAGAGTAGAGTAGGATTTATAGTAAAAGCAATAAATCACGCTTTAGACGGTGGTTCGTGGATTACTGAAGTTGAGGCATTAATGTACCATAGTCAAAAAGTTAGTAAGTTAGACGATTTAGTAGATATTGAAGAATTTATAGAGGATACT